CCCGCCCCGTCTATAAGCTTCATAGCTCATCCGCCTTGCGCTCAGACCAGCGCTTGCCGAGTTGTCGAACCTGATCAACTCCGAGAATGCCGACGAAGCCGGCAGCGAAGAAAGACCACCCGCTGCTCAACCCGAACTTCTGCACCGTCAGGCCTACCACCATCACGATTAAGGCCCCAAGGACAGACTCAATAATTTGGCGGACAGGCTTGGTCTCTTTGCCGTCGTACTGAATTCGCAACCAGATCAGGAGGAATGTCAGGACCATGGCCAGCCCGTTGTCACGCAGGGCATTCAAAACCATCGCCCAGAAGGAGGGGTCTTTTTCGGGCATGATTTTCAATCCGAAGTCCTCCCTTCTGGGAGTAGAGGAATAAAAAAGGCCGTCAGGTGGCGGCCAAACGCTGGGGAGCAGCGGCGAATAGGTCAGCCCCGGCAGCACTCCCAGCTCGGAGCGATGGGTGTGGTGGAGCCGAAAACGAAAAAGCCCCGGCAAATGCCGAGGCTCAAGAAAGTGTAGAAAGCAAAAAGCCCAACTCAGGGCCGGGCTTTGCTCGCGGAAAAACCGCAAAGTAACTGAAATCTATATGCAGGGACCGGGGCTGTCAAGCGGCCTGACGACGAATGTCTAAAGCCCCGTCTATCCAGGCAATGCCAGCTTTCCAGAGCCCGCGCGTCTTCTCTTCGCCGAAGCCCATTTTCTTGCCGACTTCCATCAGCGACGTGTCCCGGCTGGTGTAGTAGCGCATCAGCACCTGGCCACATTCGGGGTAGCGCTTGAGCAGGCGACCCATCAGACCATCGATCATCAAGGCGTCGTCGTCGGTGATCATCGGCGAAAGGATGGTGTTCTCTCGGGACGCGCAGCAAGACACGCCAGAGCCCAGTACAACCCAGCGGCCCCAATGCTCCAGCAGATCTTCGGCGGTGCGTTCTTTGAAGCTCGGCGTGAAGGCCATGATCAGTCCCCTGTGTAGTTGGTGCCGCCGGCGCCGCGGCGGTTGTTCTGGTTGTATTGCGCTTCAGCACCGGAAGGCTTGAAGCAGTTGAACTGCGCGATCTGATGCTCGGCGGCCTGGAGCCGGATGCTCAGTTGAGTCACCAGCACCTCCAGCGGCAGCGCCTCACCGGTTTCGGCGGTGACCCAGCCCGAGGCGTTGCACTGCACGCAGGCCAGCTCATGGAAGATACCCTTGATCACCGCACGACCGCGGCATGTCGGGCACTTCGCCAGGTCGAGCTGAGCAGCGCGGAAGGCAGGACCGTGTGATTTCTTCATGCTTTCACCCAGCGGCGCACTACAAGCTCACACCCTGACATCAGTGCGACGCCGTTGCATTTACCGACATGCGACTTCCGAGACCTGCATCCGCAATGGCAAAGCTTGCGGGACTTCGGCACCAGCGCCTCCATATAGCGGATGTGCTCAGGGAGGCCGCCGACCTGGCCCCAGCCCTCCATTCCGCCGCGCATTGCAGCTGACCGCGCTGCCGGCGATAGAGAATTCAGGTAGGTCTGGGCGGGGGCACTGCTCTTTTTCATCATTTTTAAACCTCGCCTTTTATGGTTTCTGGATTTGGCTAGAGGCCACGTCATTCAAGGCCTCGACGTCATTGTGCGAATTTCCGTTTCTAGTCATGGTCGAGCGGTGAATCAGGCCAAAGCCCTTCCCGTCTAGCCAGTCATGCCACTTGTTCAAGGCCTCGCGCTTGAGCAGTTCCGCCGAGGTATGGATGTAGGTCTGCACGTTGCGGGTCATGGTGTGGTTCACCAGCATCTCGCCGATCAGGAAGTCGACGCCCAGGTCAGTCCAGCCGGTGCGGGCAACTTTGCGCAGGTCGTGACTGGTCCACTCGCCCTTGCCTAGCCTGGTGGAAACAGCGCAGGCCTGGCTATCGCTGATCGGACCACGACCGCGCGCCGGGAACACGTAGGTGCCCTTGTAGCCCTTGGCCGCCTGCCAGTCCCGGTACCGTTCCAGCAACGCGCACACCTGATGGGTGAGTGGGAGGTGATGCTCGCAGCGGGTCTTGGTGTTCTCGGTGGGAATGAACCACTCGCCCTGCTCACCCAGGGTGAAGTGGGACCACTGCGCTTGCCTGGTCTCGCCGGCGCGGGTGCCGTGGCACAGCATCATCAGGGCCAGCATGCAGTCCTGTGGGTGCTGGTCGAAGCCGGCGGCCAGGTCGCCGATCACTTCCTCGAGCTGCACGGCCCGCAAGCGTGACGGCTTGGGCTGGATTCGGGCCTTGGTGAAGTCAGTGAACTTGAAACCGGCAATGGGGTTGGCGGTGATCAGTCGCAGCTTCTCGGCCTGGCGGAACGCGACCACCAGCACTCCCCACATCAGACGGACGTAGGACAGGGACATTTCAGCCTGCATCGGCCACATCACCAGCTTATCGAGGGTGGAACGGTCGACGTCTTCCACGGCGATATCGGCGAGCCGCGGCTTCAGGTGGCAGGAAATGATCGAGGTGTTGGTAGAGCGACGCTTGGACGACAGGCTGCGGTCAACGGCCTGGCGGGCGGTGAACCAGTCCAGCAGCTCGCCAACGGTCTGCAACGTGCCCGCGGCGGCTGATGCCTTTGGGTCGGCTGCCAGGCGTTCGCGAATTTTCGGCAACGCACCGATCAGCCCCTTCACCGGGAGCTGTGGGAACGCAGCGATCTTCTCCCACTTATTGCCCGACACCAGGTACCAGGTCCCGCGCTCACGGTTTTGGTGAAAGCGGAAGTAAACCCCAGGGTAGCGGGCGTCCCGCAGGTCACGGATGGCGGTATTGCCGGCCTGGCGGCGGATCTCGGCATCGGTAAACGAAGTGAGCATTGTCTGTGTCATGCGGCGGCCTTGGTTTGAGGTTGAAGAAGGTAGGCCCTGATTGCCTCAATGGCGTCGAAGTGCCCACGGCAGACGATGGCCAGGTAACCCTGATCGGTCAGCGCCTGGAGGTATGCGTCCTGGGCAGGAGATACCGCGGCGTCGTGCGGCGCGGTCGCCTTGAATTCGATGTACAGGCCGAAGTAGCCGCCGCGCGCCATCGGCAGCACCAGATCGGGAACACCGGCCTTCACACCCTGCTCTTTCAGCTTGATCGCCACCAGCTTGTGCCGGTGCCCGCCGTTCGGTACGTGAAAAATCAGCTTGGCGGCGGCCGGGTAACGCAGCGCGATTTCCTTCATCAGCGCGGCCTGCTCCAGGCCTTCCCGGTCGATGGCCTTGGCCCGCGCCGGCTTCGAGCTGAATGGCTTCACGGTGAACGGCTTCATTGCGCAGTCACCTTTTTTCCATCCGGCTGATGTCCGGGAGAGGTGCAAAAATCGAATGCCCAGCAGCCCTTCCCCCAGGTCCAAGGCTTCCATGTTTCAGCGAAAGACACCCAACATCCGACCACATCACGGAAGCCTGACCTGCTGCCGCAGACACCACACACGCGGCGATGATCAAACGCATTTTCGTGATGCGCGCCAAATGGGCAGTCGTGCACGGCAGAACAGTCCTTGCAAATCACCACGTTCTCGCAGGGGCCGGCGCGCTCTTTGAGAACAGTCATTTGCTCAAGCAAACGGTAAAAGTTAGGCGTCGTCAGCGACGAGGGGTCCATCAGAGGAGGAAATCCGATGCGCTTCAGTGCCTCAGCCTGAATTTCCATGTTGTCTTTGAGTTTCAAAGTTTCACCTTCCCTTCACGGATCAGGATGTCCTGAGTGCGCATGACGCCCTCAGCCAGAAACAGCCGGATTTCGTATTTGGTCAGTTGCCCAGGTGCGCGCAGGCGGCCGTCAGCGATGTCGTGGCAGTAACCGCAGGCCCAGGCAGCCTGGAAATCGTTAGGCTTCATGCCCATGCCGCAGGTGCCAGCCAAGCGGTAGTGCGCAAGGACGGTGGTGGACGGTTCGCATGAGCAGCCAGGGAATCGGACCTGGCACTCTCGGTCACGTGCAGCATTGGTGAGTTTGCTCATCGAGAGCCTCCCGCACGGCGTGCGCGCAACTCGGCCAAGGCTTTTCTCCCCACCTCCGGCGTAATCCTAGGCTCCAAGGCCAGCTCTGCTACCGGTACCGAGCCCAATTGCTCGCCCTGCCAGATGCGGCGGCACTGGATCAAGTAGTGCTTCTCGAAGCTGGCCAACCCAAGCTCGCGCGACAGAAGTGGCAGGCTGTGGAAGCCCGCAGCCGCCGTGGCGTGGTATACGGCTGGGTGATACCACTTCGAGCAACCGCGCATCGCGGGATGACAGTTGCGGAGCGCTTGGGCGTAAGCAGATTCGACGCTGGGCAGACCTAGGCCTTCGGGGGCAAAGCACCAACTGACAAACACGCCGGGGGCAGGCACGAAAGCCGACTTGCTCGCGCTCACAACGCGCATTCCGTGATCGATTTGCTCCATCCTGGTGATGCCCGAACGCATGAACTCGCCCAACCATTCCAGC